ACCTGATCCTGTCGCCGTACGAAGCCACACAATGCGTTTGGTGGCATTCTGTGTGCCCACCCCAAATCCCGTAGCTGTTCTAATGTTGATAACAAGTTTGATTGCTGTTTGTGTGCTATTACCGCTACCTGTTGCACTCTTTAACAAACCTCGTTTGAATGTCGCAGACGAAGTTCCAGTACCACTACCTGTTGCTTGTCTTATGAGGAACAGGAATGGATCTGCTTCACTAGTACCAATGCCAGATCCAATAGCGGTACGTTTTACAATTTCTAAATCTGTACTTGTTGATTCACCAGCTGTTCCACTACCTGTAGCTGCGCGCCTATGACCAATTCTCTTAGTTGCGGTCCCAGAACCAGTTCCAGAACCCGTAGCTTGTTTTTTATATACCGCGGCTCCCAAATAGTAACGTCCACCAGTTAGATACGGGAATGAGTAATCAGTTAATATACCAAGACGAACCTGGTTAGATCCAGAAACATTAGCTCCTTCTGAACCAACACCAGAACCCGTTGCTGTACGAAAAAATTTTCGCGAACCAATAGATGTAGATGAACCAACACCAGAACCTGTTGCTGTACGTTTTGGAACACCTATGAAGTAACGCCCACCACCCAAATATGGAAACGAATAATCGGTTAACCCACCAAGTTTTAATTGGTTAGATCCAGAAGCACCAGCTACTTCTGAGCCAATACCAAATCCAGTAGCGGTGCGTCCTTGAACTCTTGTAAAAGTAGTTACAGACGAACCCGTACCAAATCCAGTTGCTGTGCGATTGATGGTGCTTAAGTAGTAACGTCCACCAGTTAAATAAGGAAATGAGTAATCAGTTAATGTGCGAAGGCGTAGTTGGTTAGAACCCGAAACACTAGTTACTTGTGTGCCAACTCCAGATCCAGTAGCGGTACGTGCAACCGTACGAGCAGGAAAAGTATTGCTTCGATAGTACGGTTGTGTGTCAACAAACGATTCAGTAAAATTTGCTACAAATTTAGGCGTAATACCAGGAACGTTTACGTTGATATAAAACGCATCTGTTCCAAGATACGGTTCAGTAAAACCTACAACTTCTGTTAATGGCACAGGGTTAACCCCCTACCGACTAATCGAGAGACAGAGTAAGCGAAGTAATTTGAAAAGTATCGCCAGCGGTAACAGCAGCTGATGCAGATAGTGCACCACTCCACAAAGCATTACCCGCAGTTGATGCATCCCATAAAGACCAATGACTGTAAGTTTCTGTTGTGGAAACGTTTGTCCACTCAAGAGTTGCATCTGTGGCAATAGAACCAGATGCAGCAGCTGACCAAGATGCCGCTTTGCGTGTAGCTTCTGTAGCAGCATTGTTAGTTGCAGCTTCGCCAGGATCCCCCGTGTGGAGTTTGACATACACCGTTGTTGGCATAGTCCAAGCAGCCTCGCCTGTTACGTGATCAAGGATTTTGTTTTCAGCATAATTAGAAATTGACATAAGAACCTTTCAACAAAAAGAGTATAGCAAAACCCCCCGCCCAGATGAGGAAGGGCGGAGGGCTTTGACTAATTATCAGACGCTGTTTGCGCCAATGCTTGAAGCCGATTCGATTCGACGAAGCGAAGCCTCGCGGAAGCGACCGTAGCCACCAAGCCAGTACCAACCGAGTGGTTGCAAGCGCATCAAGATATCTGTGACATTGCCACGGACAATCTTCGGTGTTGCGCCATTGCCATCTTGTGTGCTGAACGCCTTAGCAAGAGCCTGACGACCCATGATAAGAGTTGCATACGAGTCTCCCGTACCAGTTGCACCTGCGCCGTTAAAAGCGTTAGTGAATACTTTGGCGCGTGGGGTCTCGATAAATCGTACCGATTCAAAGAGGCCAATTTCGCCATTGTAAATGCCTTCTGGGTTTACGTAGTTAGCTGGCGTACGCCACGATGCTACGTCGACTGCCGAACGGAAGTCATACGAAACGTCTGGGTGAATGAAGCCAATGTACGAACCGTTGAAGGTTGCTACGTTTGCTCCACGCAAAGCAGCTACTTGCTTACGGATGTCGTTTGCTACGAGCAAGTCATCTACAGCCATAGTTACACGGCTTGATGGAGCTGATGCGCCACCAGTTGCGTAAGCTACGTTGCTGCCACCAGCAAGTACTTCACGAACGACTTGATCGATCGAGTCACCTGCGTTGTAGCCAATGATGTTTGCTGCTGCCGAGTCAACATCCAAGAATGCTGTGCCACGGAGTTTTGCTGTTGTAACAACTGCGTTGCCGTATTCAGCCAAGGTAACTGTTACCTGACTGTCCGAGAGCGCTGTTGGGGTTACGTCAGTTACTTCGTTCAACGTAGATGTCGCTGCTGCGATGTCTGCGAAGATTGTGAATGTAACTCCAGTACCAGGCATTGCCTGTGCTACTGGTTGTACGTCCGCTGCCTGATCGAAAAGAAGTTCTGAACGCAATGCGAAATACGCAAGACGGTCAAACGCCACCTGGTCGATAGACAAGGACGAGGTTGTTGTTTCGCCTGCCATGTTTTAATTCTCCTTAAAGAATTGGTTAATTGTTGATTTGATTCATTCTTGCTTGAGCCAACAATTCCATTACTTCTCTTTCGGATTTAGCGTTTGCAATTCTAGTGCTGTAGTCAACCGTCGCTTCAGTTGTGTCTCCAACGCGTGATGCGTTGCTAACTCGATCCCATGCTTGCTTCTCTTGTTGAGGAGCTGCTTGCATGATTTCTTGGGGCTTAATGAGATTTGCTTCTGCGGCTGCAACTCGGATTGCCTCGGGTGTGAGTTCGCCATCGTAAGCCTTAACGAAATATTTGGACATCCCTGAAGATAGGTCTACGCCTGCCTTCACAAATGCCAACTCTCGTTGAGCTGACTTAGCTTCCTCTGCTTGCTGACGCAAGCTCTTAACCTCTGACTCCAACTCACGCATTCTCGCACGAACTGGATTCTTTGCTGCTTGGTCTTCCTGAACGCTGTCCTCTTCATAGAAGTCTTGTTCTTGCATGACCCACTCCTCCGCCCACACCTGGCTGGAGGGGCCAAGTGGCTGCATATCTCACCCCTGTTAGCACATTGAAATCGGGGGGATTTCCAATGGTTATCCCTGATGGGATATAACTATCTTACATCACAATTAGTGATTGTCAAGGGTTGGCTATCTGTATTAGAGATTTGCCTGACCGTACCCAGATTTGTAAGAACCACTATCACCCTGAGCAAGAGTTGCTGAACCACCGCTAGCAGTTACTTCACCGATACGGCGCTTCTTGCGTTCCTCTACCAACCGTTTAGCTTCAGCATCAGTACCTAAAGCAGCCTGAGCAAATTGAAGATCCGTAATTTGTTGTTCGCCAAAACCACCACGTCGCAGTTCACCCATCTGTCCTACCGTTGTGAAGGCTGCTTCTGCTTCCGCTTGAGTAACACCCTGTCGCACAAACTGTTCAGCTATATCTTTATTAAAGTTAAGCGCTGAAAGTCTCTGAGCGCTTTCCGCAATCAAAGCTGCTTGTGCTTGACGTTTGTAGTCTGGGGCCATAAGAGGACGTGCTCGATCTGGGTCAATTACGTACGCAAGAAGATCTCCGTCTGTAACCCCATACATCTCCGCCATCTTGTTCTTTACCTCTGGGGAAGCATCACGCACAACCGTGTATGAATCCTTAAGGCGATTGTTTAACTCTGCTACCGATACGTCACCGCCAATTAGTTTCTCAAAATCATCTGGCGAATCGTAGAACCCCTGTGGCAAACCGTTAGCAGCCAAAGTATCTTTGTACGATTTTTCTAAAGCAATATAGGTGGATGGCAAGAGCTCGTTAAATCCCAAAGCTTTGCGTCGTTCGTTAGCAGCAAACCGTTTCTTGTATGCATCTTGTTGACGCAATGCATAAACAAGAGATTCACCATCATCAACATCTACTTCTTTGTTGGTGTACAAAGACCAAGCATAGTCATACAAACTTCCAAGTCCATATGTAGCAAGTACTGAACGAAGTATTTCTTTTGCGCCAACAGTTGGAGAAAATTCGTCTCCGCCTCCGTCGTTTTCGCTAGCAGCAGCAGAAGCAGAAGCACGATCCTTGCCTTGTTGAATAAGAATAGCAAGAGCATCTTGTCTTTGTTTTAAAGTACCTGCACCAACACCAGTATTTCCTACAAGCTCATTGATGTACGATTCATCGCCATAATATCCACGTGCTTCATAAACAGCAGCGGGATCTAATGCTTCTGGTGTTTGTGGAGCAGACGTAGGGACAGCACGACCAC